TACTGGTGGAGCTAATAGCTGTTCTTGAACCTCCTCGTCCACGTAAACATTAGACGTATCAGCATTCTTTAAAGTCTCAGGCTTAACACAGCTTGCACCTTCAAGACCTAACTCCATTCTTTGATTGTTGGTGAGGTAAGGCATAGTCCTTTTTTAACTTTCTCTATTCTGACGTAACTATGGCTAGATACAACAAAACCCTCTACTGGTGAGAGAGGGTTCTGTGCTGACGCTCCATCAGAGCAGCGGTTGAGCTAACAACTTGATAATGGGTCTTATTAAGATTGCGGCTACGACTTACGCATACCAGAGGAAATCTGGACTAGCTAATAAATGGTTTCCGCAACAAAATTACTATACATCAAACTTCTTTAAAGACAACAAAACCCCCCAACAACGCAGGAGTCAGGAGGCTTCATCTAACCCTAGCTGACCACGACCAAGCAGCAAGCATCGTAGGGCTATTTCATTTTAGCTCACTAAATCTTCTTTCTCTAGTTCATCAGCTTTAGCTGAAAGTCCTGTATAAATTCCATGCATCGGATGATCTTGATGATGCCTGCCATCTAAGACATACCACCTCTCCATATCCAATACCCTTTTACGATCTTCTTCTAACCATTCTCTTTGATACATTATTTCTTCCCCTTCTTTGGTGGTCTTCCTTTCTTACTTCCGTAAGTCCCTTTACCAGATGGAGCCATAACTCTTAATCTAAAAGACGACTACACAATAACTAATATCCCCTCGCTTTTCTATCCCTTTCTCTACGCTCCCGCAGATATTTCTTAAACCCTTCCCTATCTGTCCTTAAACCATCCACTAATCCATACCTCTCTCTATAACTTCTCATGTAACTTCCATAAGCAGCCCTCTCACTCTTCGTAAAATCTCTCGCTAACTCCCCTCCACTTGGATCTCTCTCAATACCAACCCTCTCCTTCATCTTCTTCATCAAATACGTTTCCTTTCTTTTAATCATAATCCTTAATGCTTGGTCGCCTAATTAACTTACACCCACGCAGAACTAACACAACCCCTCAGAATGTTTCAAAACGTAAACTCGGAACATTGACTTTCATTCCAAACGCCCATATAAACAGACGGCAGGGTTTTTAACGAAACGCACCGATACTCCCTTAACTCTTACCTCGATATATACTCCCCTAGACTCGCTTTTCCTAGCATCAGCAACACTTCCCATTTTGCTGCTCGCGATTAAGTAGGGTTCGTCGTCATCACTTTTAGATATTTCCCCATAGCCCCGCCCCAGATCGGATATTAAAGACGAAAAAAAATAAATATATCAATCATTTTTCAATTAAATGGGCATAGGGGCAGTGAGGGACTGACTTGGCCGCGAATAATATATTTGCGGCAGCTCTTACTCCTGGTCTTATTACTGGTCCAGCTGGAGCAGGCGACGGCAGGCAAACGCACAAGTGAGAGCCCGCCGCGGGAGCTAAAGAGCTGTGAAAGTTACAGAGTGTTAAGTTTTAAAGGTAAAGTCTACAGGGGTGTGGAGTAAGAGCTATTAATGAAGAAGCAAGCGGCAACAAGACTGCCATTCTTCATTGACTAGGCCTCTGCCATTAGTCCGCTTGCAACCACGACCACAGAACCTTGAAAAATGAAACAGTTTAGTTTCCACCATGACGGCGGTCATGGTTGGTTACAAGTGCCTGTACGTCTTTTGGATGAATTAGAGATTGAGCATTATGTTTCTCGCTTTAGTTATTTAAAAGATGAGCAGGTTTATTTAGAAGAGGACCAGGACGCAAGTTTGTTTATTGCTGCTTATAAAGCAAAGCATGGCAAACAGCCTGATTGGTTTGATTACTTTGAGGACGGTCACTCAAAAATAAGAGATTATGACCGCTACCCAGCAAAGGCTGATTATTCCTTTGTTCAAGTGCAAAGAAAAATTTATGAACTTGGCCTTGAAACTGATGAAAACATCCCATTGAAATTAGTTGGAGCCAAGTTTGTTTGAACTCAGCCTGGAGCCCTTAGGGGTTCCATGCTGGGCTCTCCAGTATTACCACGACCAAAGGTTTTAATTATGTCTACTTTGACCTGGGATGATGTCAAGATGTGTATTTATGACACTAAAGAAGAAGTTGTCCAGACTTCCATTCATCCTGAAACAAATCAACCTATGTGGGTTGATAAAACGACAGAAGAATATTTGAGAGAGAATCCTTCTTTTAAATTAATGCCTTTAAGAGAGGCAGTTAAGTTAGTTGAGAAGGCTGACCGTATCAAATATAAGGCTGGCGTTTTATTTCCAATAACAGAAGAACAGTGGTGGGAAGCTTACGAATGTTTGCCACCTAGTCGAGTTACTAATGACGAGAGGGGATTCACTTGGCATATGTCAGAGACTACCACCGGCACTCTTGCTACTTGGTACATAGAGCTACACGGATTAAAGCCAACCCCTAGATATTGCGTTACTGAATGTGTTTTCACTAAACATGATGATCTAATCAAACTAGCTCAGGAGGCATTTAAAAATGCGTCTTAATTTAGTTTTAGATACAGACAACGCCGCATTTGATGAAGACCAGCTCGGCCCTGAAGTCTCAAGGATTCTAATTAAATACGCTAATTCAATTAAGGATGTCTGCGAATTTAAAAATGAAATTGCTTTAGAGCAACGACTGAGAGATGTAAACGGCAAAGATGTTGGATACATCAAATGGATTGAATAGACGGCATCAAGGAGCCCTTCGGGGTTCCTCGATGCTCTCATTGAGAGTATCTATCTAAACCCACGACCAAAGGAGTTTTTAAATGACAAGTAATTTTTTTATGGAACCTATTCCAGTTGGAGTAAAGAACTTTGATCACGTTGAACAGATTATCGAAGAAAACAAACGCCAGAGCCAACGCATAACAAGCGAAGAAAACTGGCGAGCTGGTTATGACGTATCCACAGAGGGTGCGTTAGGGGACTATCCCGAGGATTGCGGATGGTAGTAATTAAGGAACTATTGCCGAGCCCCTGGGCTTCGTATTTAGTCAACGGGGTAGCTGATTCTTTATACGAAGGAGAAGAAAAAGAGATCGCCGAAACATTGGAACATTTAGACCTAAAAGGTGCTGAGTGCGTAGATGTTTTAGATGATGCTCATTTTCATAAGCCCTGGAGATTGAATTGGTTATTAGCTGGAGACTTTTCTACTTATGTCTTCCATAAGCATGAATAAGATCACCGAATACAGCACCGAAACTGATGATGCTCTGGGTCTTTTACAGGCCCAGGAGCAAGTCATTTTTAATCAATGCCAGCAAATGAGGGTGCTAGCTGGCATTTCTTTTTTACTGTTCACTTTTTTATTACTTAAATGAATAAAACACAAATCAAAAAAAAAGGTGATCAAATGCTTGAACACCTAAACGATTTAGTCGTTGATAGATTTGAATCTATTCGAGCAATGGAAACAGCTTTGAATCAAAAAGATCAAGCTGATGATTTTGACAAAAAAATGGAATATTGTTCCTTTATTGCTTATCTGGCTAAACAAATTGTTAAAGCTGATGATCGACACGAAGCTGCGTTAGAAGAAATGAGAGAGTTTATGGACAAGCATGAAAAAGTAATTGAAGAAATGGAATGCACTTGCGAAAAGGAGAAAACTAATGACTGATAAATACATCTATCGCGACGATAAATCTGGAACAGCTTATTGGATAGAAGATAACTGGTTCATGTCTGCACCTTTATTTAAAGATGGCAGAGTCGATTACGGCATGAAAATACCGTTAAGCGACTGGGAGAATATGGAACCTTTTTGGGAGAACAGCTCAAATTTTACAGATTTAATTCTTATTCTCGAAAAACTTTTGGAGCGACACTAATGCCTAACATGAAACTTAATGATGATGTACTGGATCATTTTCAGATTTTGGATTCAGAACAACCAAGATACAAACTTGAACTAACACACAAGCAACTATCTGAAATTGAAGATTTCTACGAAAAACGCTCTCAAATATCTATAGGGGATGGAATTAATAGAGAGGATCGATCAGATGCTTTTGAGGTGTTAGCAAAGATTAATAGAATTTATTCTGAAAATGCAGTTGAGATTTGGGGTCAACAGACATGACTAAACAGTACAACTCAGAGATCGAAAAGGAGCTGCATTTGCTTCGTAATTCAGTCGGAACAATCAACAACAAGATCGACAAGATCATTGCAGCCTTTGATCTTTTATTGGCTGAATCAATAAAGCGTCAGGAGGAGGTTAAAAAGAGTGGAAAAAAAAGATCTACCTAAAGCATTAGTAGGTCACACATTATTAGTAACTGGGGGCGTGGTAATCGTCCCCGCTTTTATTTATTGTGTGATGTTTCTAATTGAACCATTTGTCGTTTTTGGATTTGGAGCTTATTTGATATGGCTATGCCTAAAGAAAAAACCTTAAATTATTGCGTAATTCCTAAGGAGCATGATGTTGGATTTCTGCTTATTTTAAATTATGGATTAAATGGCTTAAAAGAACATCAACCGAAGGATTATCACAGAGGTGTTGCTTTATGCGAGGAAATCAATCGACAGAGAGGAATAGAAAACCCTCCTATTAAAAAATCATTGAAAACAAAAAAATGCCTAAAGAAAAAACCTTAACTGCTATGTCAGAGTTGCTAAAAACTCTTAGATATAACAGCCGGAAACATACCTGCCCTTCAGCTCTCCAGGTTGAGGTCTTGCTGCAAGTTGCAGTAAAGCCACGCACTTATGAGGAGCTGGCAACCTTAACCAATACAAAGAATGGATCTATTGCCAGAGTTGTCGAAAGGATGACTCCACGAGTCGGTGAAAATGGATTAATTAGACCTGATATTCATCTTTTAAATAGAAAGTATGTCCAGACTGCAAAAGTTGGGGCACCAAAATATCAGGTTTCTTTATCTAAAACTGGAGAAGAATTAATGAAGCAAGCTGGCCTTGCTTAGTCATATTGCTTTACAGATCGGAACTAAAACGATGTTCATTACGGCCTTTTGGTAAAGGAAGGTTACAGCGTTGTAAAACAAGTCACATCATGGGAAACAGAGATCACAATCTTGAAGATCAGACAGCACGGGAACTCCACGACCCTGTAAACTTATTTTTCAATCCTAATAAGGTGGTCGCATGAACCACAATAACGAACAGGTAAGAAGTATATTTAGCCTGATTTGCCCAATTCGTACTGGGGAGATCCATCTTGCCATTTATAAACATCCCCTTCAGGATCGTAAACAAATACGAATTGAAGGAACCGTGAGTCGCAAGAGATCACCTCCTACTGAAAAATGGATTTATCTAAACTCTCAACTGCTCTTGAATCATTGGGCTCTCTTGCCCCAGGTAATTTTCCAGTGCATCACGCACAAGTTCTTTTATTCATTGCGGAAAAAGGGAGTTGCACGTATCGAGATATAGAAGAGAGGTTTGATGTAACAAATGCATCAGCCTCAAGAATTGTCCACACCCTCAGTGAAACTGTTCGCCATCGTGAAACTTGTCTTGGCCTTGTAGAGATCTATATAGACCCTGAAGAAGGAAGAAGATACAGAGTCAGACTCTCTAAAAAAGGCAAAGCAAAGATCAGATCACTTGAGGGGATATAACCAAACCCACGACCAATGGCCTACACAATTAAACAAGCGTTTAAAGATGCGTGGAAATTCCAATGGGAACCGCAGTCTGGAAATAAAACAACAAGAACTTATGCCTTAGAAGCAGTTAATTATTTTGGCCCTGATACTCCAGTAGAAGATATTGATGCTGGAAGGTTTATGGATTACAGAGTTTATTTAGCGGAATACAAAGATAATTTGCCTGCAACGATCAACAGCAAGACCAGCAAGCTAAGAGTGTTTCAAGAAATGGCACTTGTTCATGGAAGAGTAAAAAACTTACCTCAGTTTCCAAAGAATTTAAAATTAAAGAACCGCAAGGAAGTTATTTGGCAGCAAAAAGAAATTGATTTATGCGTTGAATATTTAAGAAGGATCAACAGAAAAGATGTTGCAAGACAGTTAATTTTTTTATGTGAGATGGGATGTCGGCCTGTTGAGATGAGAAGGCAAACAAAAGGTGATTACAATTTGAAAAAAGGTTTAGTTACTTTTTTTAAAGAAAACAATGATAACAAAACTGGCAATAGAACTCTGCCTTTAACTCCCAAAGCTTCACAAGTGGCAGCAGAGCAACTTTTAAACATGAAAGCACTAAGCACTAAAAGACGAGAAACAGACGAAGCATATACTTTAGAGCAATGGAGAAAAGATCAATGGACTCAACTTGTCTGGCCTTTATCTGACAGAGAGCTGCATCATGCGGTGCGACGAGCCCTAGATGAATGTGGTATTTCCAAAACTTTTATCATCAAAGCAACAAGACATACATGTGCAACAAATCTAGGTCTAAAGGGTTGCAATAACATAGAAATTGCTGCTTGGTTAGGACACAGCAATCCTCAAATGTGCAATAGATATGTTCACATGGATGGATCTGAACATGCGAATGCTTACAATGCACTCGTGGGGGTCTAGCAATCTGGTGAATGCACTGAACTCATAATTCAGCTAAGGCGAGTTCGATCCTCGCGACCCCCATTACAACTTTTGTTTAAGCGAGTTCGCGGCATTCGTACCCTTTAAATTCCTATCTAAAGCGACTTAAAATGAACGAACCGAAATCAGCCAAACCTCTTGCTATCACTGGCTTCGCCTCGAACTCATAATTCGCAGAAGCATCATCTTAGACCCCGTAGAGCAAGTCGTACACTTCCTTTCAGGGCAATTAAAGCTGGCATTGCGAGAGCGTTGCGAATAACGTGGTCGTAAACACCCGTTTTTCTGAGTTGCAAGATATACAGACCCTTGAAAAAGAGCAATTAGCACGACAATTACGTGCAGAAAAAAGAGCAGAAGAAACACATAAAAGTAATGAAAGAAAACTTAAAGAGATAGGAAAAGAGAGTGCATTAATTTATGGCAGAAAATTATATGGATTATTAGTTGATGATTTAAGCAGTCGATTAAATAAAACTTTTATTGATTTTGTAGAAAATCCAGACAAAGCAAGATTTCATGGAGCTGCAATTCCTTTCTTTGATCCTTTTAAATCTCCAGAGCATGTTGCAACCATCGCCCTAGTAGCAACCCTTGATCAATTAAGTAGAAGGCAAAGAATCGCCACTTTCTGTCAAGGCTTAGGAGCTGCGGTTGAAAAAGAAATCCGATTAATGAGGCTGGCTAATAAAAGTCCTGTAGAACTGCGTCATTTAATGAAACAAGGTTTAAGCCGCAACAAGATCAGCACAATGGAAATAATGAGGAAGATGGGTTGCCCTGTTCTTCCTTTTAATGATTTAAGTCGCCTTCATATTGGTCAGTTCCTTTTAGATCATTTAATACATACAGGCTTGATTCAAGTTATTACAAGAAAGATTGGTCGTACTACTCCCAGATTTGTAGTTCCTACCGATCACGCTGAAAAAGTAATCAAAAGCTGCCCACCTTCTACTTATAAAGTTGCTTATTCGGCAATGGTATCTCCTCCAGCTCCTTGGCCTGGATTGTACGGAGGAGGAAGATTAGGCAACGAAGAATGTTTTGTCAGAGTTCCAATTCACGACGCTGAAGAAAAAGACACCACAGCAATAGAGCATTACAGAAGAGCAGAGCTAACAAAAACATTTGTAGCGACAAACCACCTCCAGGCGACACCACTTCACGTTAAGCGGGACATAATCGAATGCCAAAGAAATACATGGGAGAACGGAACAGAGGGCTTGTGGCCTTGTGCAAAGGTTCCCTTGGATGTTCCTGAACGGTTAGGGCAAGATCCAGCTCCAGAAGACTTAAAGATTAGGAATCGTCTTGCTTCGATGGCTCATAGAGACAGAGAACAAAACAGACCCAGAAGAATCAAGATTGAACGAGCGTTACAAGAGGCTGAAGGGTTAGCAGATAGAACTGTTTATCAGGCTTACCACGCTGACCATAGGTCAAGGCTTTATACATCTAACAAATATGTATCTCACCAAGGCCCAGACTACGAAAAGGCCATGCTGGACTTTGCTGAAAAGTTGCCAGTAAACGACGAGGCTTTTGATTGGTTACTGAAAGGAACTGCTGGACATTATGGATATGGAAGAAAATCATGGGATGAGCGTCTGAACTGGGGAAAAAAGAATATTGATTTGATGAAGGCAGCGGCAGAAGACCCACTTGGAAAACTTGAATTGTGGCGAAACGCTAACGATCCCTGGCAATTCTTACAGGCTTGCAAAGGAGTAAAAGAGGTACTCGAAACAGGTAAAACAGGGTGTCCAGTTCGCTTCGATCAAACTACTTCAGGCTGCGGGATACTTGCGGCCTTGTTGAGGTCAGAGAAGGTTGGGAAGGAGTGCAATTTATTTGGTGATGAACGAAGGGATCTTTACACCCTTGTCGCTGAAAAAGTCACAGAAAGATTGGTTCACGATCTTCAGTTCGGAGAAGAAAGAGACAAAGCGTTAGCACAAATATGGCTTCAAAAAGGAATTAATAGGTCTTTATGTAAGCAACCAATCCTTGCAGCTCCTTATGGCGGCTCATATATGTCTTTATGTGATTCCTTGGTTGAGCGATTAGATGAACACCTTGGATATGTACCACTTGAAAATTTCACTTACGAGGTAGCGATCCCTGCGAAATATTTAGCAAGTCATTTATGGGATGAAACGAAACAGAGAATTAAACCTTGCCTTGAGTTTAAAAAATGGCTCCACAAAGTAACAAGAAAAGTAATGTCTAAGGGCTACGCATTGGAGTGGACAACTCAAAGCGGATGGCCCATGAGAATTGCAGATAGAGAGCCAAGAATTAAAAAAATTCAGACAATGTTATTTGGCAAACATGCAACGATGAATATTAAAGATCAACCCACAGATGCACCTCTATGTGCGACACAAGCCAATAAAGGAATAGCCGCGAACTTTACACATAGCTGGGATTCTGCCTTTTGTATCAACTTCGTTTACAAGGCCGTGGAGCAAAATATACAAGTGCTGACAAATCACGATTGTTTTGCGGTACATGCGGCTAACGCTGGGGTGGCTCATAAGACACTTCACGACACATTTAACGAGCTTTACGCCCCTAATTGGCTTGTAGGTTTTGTAGATGAAGTACAGTTAAAAACTGGTATTTCTCTACCTGATATACCTAAACAGGGCAGTCTAAATCCAAGACTTATTGGGACAAATCCTTACTTGTTTTCTTGATATAAACATATACTTCATGCGACTTGCACAGGGCCGTAGAACACCGTATGTTTATCGAACACACTATTGATGGGGGCATCAACTTGGAACTCGTTAAAACACCGCCAGGAGAACTTCGCTGGTTTAAAGGATTAGGTGAAGCAAGAAAGGCATACGAAGACGGTAAGCCTGACGAATGGACAATGGAATTGCTTCTTGATAGCAAAGATCCAAAAACTATTGAATGGACAATGTTAATGGAGAATAAGTTTGAAGAAATTCATGGCAAAGATGCCAAGAAAAATACTTGGTGGTTTAACTGCAACCCAGACAAAGAAGACCCAAGTAAACTTTGTGTGAAATTTAAAAAGAGATGTTTCGTTGACAACAATGGAACTAAAACTCAAGGCCCAAATGTTATTGATTCACGTTTAGAAAAGTGGCCTGTTAGTAAAGAAATAGGCAACGGATCAAAAGGCATTATTGCTTTTAAGATTGTTCCTTGGTCTGCGAAGTCAGGCTCAGGCATGACTCTTGATCCAATGAAGGTAATGATTATTGATTATGTGGAGTATTCAGGCGGCACAATTCCCTCTGATGATGATGTCTTTGGCAGCGTCCAGGGCGGTTACTCATTAAAGGAAGACGCTGAAAAGTCCTTTTAATGCTGAAGTTTAAGCAGATTGATTTACCTATACGTCCAATATCTAAGCCAAGACCAAGATCATTTATGGGCCAAAAGCGTCCATACAATCCTCCTCAGTACAAGAGTTGGTTAAAAGAAGCCAAAGTTCATTTAAAAGAACAATGGAAACTTGAACCACTCACGAAAGTTCACCGACTAGACATTTTTTTTCGTGGAGCAGAGATGGGAGATCTTGATAATAAATCTGGCTCAGTTATGGACGCAGCTAAAAACATTCTGTGGACAGATGACAGCGTAAAAGTTATTCCAAATCTCAATTTATCTTTTACAAAAGTGAAAATTAAAGACTCTCACATCATTATTCAAATCACTTGGGAGGTTGACGATGATTAAATGTCCCAACTGTGGGCATGAAGAATCAAAAGTCGATAGTCAGCCTAAAAGTTCAGAAGGAATGATTAGGCGGTATCGAGTTTGTAAAAAGTGCCACAAAACTTTTACTACTCTTGAATATTTAGCTGTTAATGCTGGCAAAACAAGAGGTTTAGTTCCTGATATTCCAGTAAGAGGGGGTGATGGGTGAATCCCGTTTTCTTCGTCACGCTCCTTGCGATTCCTGTAACAGCAGCGACG